AGGGCGTAATTGCGTCCTGACGGGCCGCTAATTGCGTCCTGACAGGCCGCTGAGTAATAGGACTGTTGCGATGCTCTACGCTGTTTGTTTCTAGTTTGGGTCTTCCCGGGCTCGTCGCGACACCTGCGCTCCTCGGGGCCGGGAAGCCCGATAAGTGGCTTAAATAAGAGAGTTAACCGAGAGAGAAAAATAAGTGGCTAAAATAAGAGGCTAATTGAGGGAAGATAAATAAGTGGCTAAAATAAGAGACTTAAATTAAATATTTAAAATAAGAGACTTAATAAAAAATAAAAAAAAGTGCCTTAAATAAATGACTTGTTGGGGAGAAATTATGAAAGAATTAGAAGATAAAGAGAGGCATTTTATTGACTTAGAATCTATTCAAGTTAGTCCTCAAGGAGAAATCGAATACGACGAACTGGAGGAGCAATTATTGGAAGAGACTCAGGTTCTTCATCCGAAGGATCTGAGTCATCGAGAAAGTCTTCGTCAGAGCTATGGATGCTGTCGTCATCTGATTCTGACGCACCGGACTCTGACTCGTCTTGGGCTTCTGAATCGAAAAAACGATTAATTAAAGCATTATTTCTTGCAGCCTTTTTGTTACGTTTATCTCTGAGTGAGATAGTAGGAGGAGCAGGAGAGAACAGACTAGACCGAGGTCGTTTCATTCGTTCACGAACTTCAGAAAGATAGGCATCCGAAAAGAAGAAATCAGAATTAGGATCTAATTCAGGGATTTCTTGATAGATTTGAGGAGCAGGATCAGGATGATGATTAAAGACAGCCGGAAGAGGTTCAGGATCATCGAATTGAGGAACAGGGAGCTCGAGCAAAATTTGTTCGAGTTCAGGATCTGAATAATCAGAAGGAGGAGTTGGCGGAGGAGTCTCAGGAATCGATTCCTCCTTAATAATCCGAATAGGAGTATCTTGAAAGTCAATGACCTTTAAGCGGCACATAAGAGGAGCAATTGCCATAGGAGATGCTTTATGATAGCATTCATGAGGAAGATAGTTAGATAAGATAATAACTGGAAGATTCTCTCGTTTGAGAATAGGAGGAGAAGAACGACGGGAGAGAGGAACAGGGTCTCCAGAAAGAATTGGATTAAGATCAGTGATCTTTTTGTGAGCCTTATATTCATCAAGAACAATAAGGTCATAACAGCCATCGGCATATCCATCATACCATTTCTCATTGAGAGGAAGATAATAAATGGATAAGTCAAAGGCATCTTGAAGAGACTTAATCAGAGTCGTCTTCCCCATGTTTGGAGAAGAACGCAGCCATAACTGAGGCGTCTTGTGTGCCCTCGGAATCAGAGTCCGAATATTCTGGTTCAACCATAAGGCAAGATCCTTGTTCAAGGAATTGTTGTGCCCAGCGGCAGGACAGACAAGGAACGGAGTCTGTAGGGCCAGCGCACGTGATTGTCGGCGCTCTTTGAGGCCGAGGAAGTCCGAGTACCTTTGGATGGACTGAAGGTGTTGCATCATGTAAGACGGATGCTTTTCGTCCACTTCGTCCAGAGTCTTGCCCTTCTTGATCATCTTGACAATCTTCTCTGAGATGGCAGTCGATTTCTTGTTCTGAGCTTGAGCTAGAAATAGCTGGAGATCGAACGAGGCTTCGTCGGGGAGAACTTGATAGTTTCCGTCCTTGATTATGTACTTTACTGTCTTCAGTTTGCTTTTCAGCCTGGACACGATGTTTGGGTGTTTCGGCGGAGAGACGAGATTGTCGAAGAACTTGACGCTTCGAGTCTGACATGCTTTATCGAGTTCAACAAATAAATGAAGGTGTTTATTACCGTCTTCGTGAAGTTCTTGAGAAGCAACTCCTTTCTTGATAGTAAGAGGTGCAAAAAAAAGTTTTACTTTTTCAACAAAGTCACTCAGTGGGAAGTCACACTGAGGGAAGGTCAAAAAAAGATTTTTTGAATTTAATCGAAAATTAGAAGGAGGAGGAGGAGGAGGTAAGGCAGCCATGTAAGTTGCCACGTTGCCACGTGTGAGCGGAAGGTAATATTAAAATAAATTTCTTCCGCTCAGTAGTGGCAAAAAATAAATTCGACGAAAAATATTTATTTATTTATTTATTTATTTTTTTAAAAAAAAAAGTCAACGCGAGTCAATGTCAGCATCAAGCGGTTATCAAAAGGTTCGAATTTCTCGAAGAGGTGGTAATAAGCCAAAGCCTTTAGTCAGGCGCTATCCCATGAAGAGATCCAGGGGAATGAGAGGACCAAGTTATTCTGTGCCATTACCAAGGTTTGGAGAAGTCAAAGGAATGGATACGGATCTGACCTTAAATCCAATTATCAATTCGACAAACACCAACGGAAGCTCTTTTGTTTTGAATCTGATTCAACAGGGAGCAGGATCGTGGAACCGAGTTGGAAGGAAGACTCATATAAATTCCATCCGAATCAAAGGAGCTTTCAACTGGATTACTGTTCCAACATTTGCAACAGGATCTACCTTAACAAACCTTGTCAGAATGACAGTAGTTTGGGACAAACAACCCTCGGGAGCAGCAGTTCCAACATTTGATGCAGTCTTCGGTATCACAGCTCAAGATGGAACTGAATCCTGTCCAGACATCACAAATCCTCCTCGTTATGACAACATGGACAGATTTGTTGTTTTGAGAGATCAAACAATTCATCAACCAACTACGCCTATCCCATCCTTCGGAACAGGACCCTCAACAACAGTAATCTGTGAGCTTGATGAATACATCAAAGTTCCAAGACTGGAATCAGTTTATTCTGGAAACTCATCTCCAATGACAATTGCAGATATTTCAACTGGAGCAGTTTATGTTTATTTCAGAGCTTTCTACAATACAGCTGGAACAGTTATTGTTTTCTTCGACGGAATTGCTCGTCTTCGTTACACCGATTAAATAAATTCCTCCTCTTCTTCTTTTCTAGTTTGTTTATTTAGTGCGAGGCGCCAAAGGGCGTAATTGCGTCCTGACGGGCCGCTAATTGCGTCCTGACAGGCCGCTGAGTAATAGGACTGTTGCGATGCTCTACGCTGTTTGTTTCTAGTTTGGGTCTTCCCGGGCTCGTCGCGAC